GCCAACAGGTCCTCGTGGTGGCAACCCCGAGAGCCCCCTCCGGTTTCAAACCGGTAGCCCCGCATTATGTAGCGGGGAGCCAACGGCGAGTTAGTGCAACTGCGCCGTGCAGTGCAGAACGCTCCAGACAGGAAGCATCCCTAGAACTAAGAGGGTTTTTCAAGTCCTCCAGCTTTAGGAAAGCTTTTGTCAGGGCACCGTACCCCTCCAGTTTATCAATGCGATAGACTGGTCTCGGAATCCAACAGTTTACTTCAAACCGATGGAGTTTTCGATTCCATCTTTGGATGGACCGAAAACCGAGAAATGAGGTACGGCCAAGACCGGCGCTGGTATCAGATACGAAGGGTAATTCCCCGAGTATCGATTCAAGCTTACATTGCATGAATCTAGCAGTCATCCAATAACCCTTCTTATAGAAGGAATTGGATGTAGCTGTCCATGATATCAGTTGGTCGGCTTGCTGTCTGTTCTCAGGACATGTTCGTCGGACGTACGTAGGTGTTACCTCGTACCCCCGATACGCGTCTATACCACACGACTCTCGAAAGTTTCCACTAACGAAAGTCTTATTGGTATTCACCTTGCAATTGTATTTTCGCAGGTGTTCGAGAACAGTCACCGCATATGTGGTCGGAACGAGAATATCGTCACCGTACACATAGACATCTCTCGAAACCTTAAAACAGTTTCGGGACGTCACAGGAAGGTTTGCTGCCTGTAGGCAAGCCACTACACATATAGTGTAGAAATACATGGCTTCTACAGGAAAGCAAAGAGCACTACCCATCGAAGCAAACTTCTTTAATGGTCCTATAATAGTTCCATCAGGAAGTTGTGCTCGTGTTGATCTACATGCGTCAATAGCATCCCGAAGATCGGGATTACTACGAAACATTTCTAATGCAAGATCGCGCGGAACGCGGTCACTCGCATCAGAAAGGTCGATCGTTGCTAACCGACAAGTAGATGAACTATCAAGCGCGAGCCGTTGATTTATGGATTGATCACGAAAATTAACGTGACCACCCGCAAATCTAGAAGATTCGATAACGTCATAAAGGACATTACGAATCCCCTGCTGCACATATTGCATGCAGACAGGCTCTATTGCGATGATACGGGGACTCTTGAGAGTCTTCGGAACGGCGATAACCCTAACGGGCTTCTCGTCTTCCGGCTTAACGATCGTTACCAAGTCAAGCTCCTTTGCATCGACAGGCATTCCAAGAGGATATGCATTATCGATCAACGGGAAGTAAGGCTCGAGGCGATCGTGCCAAAACTGCCAAATGTATTTCTGATTACCAGATATACTCTCAGCAGTTGCGCCAGGTCCATGTCTGGGAGAACATTCAGTGAGCTTAATACCCACAAGATCGTTATCCCAGAGAATAGAAGATACTG